AAAGCCGTATGCATTTGGCCACCGGCTCGACATAGGAGCCATTTACATCCCGACTGGGGAGGAATGGCTTATGGAGATCAAGGTCTGGGAAACGATCTCCGGGCGGGACAATGTCAAGAAGGCGATTGGCGACGCGTATGACCTGCGCCAGGCTGGCGAAACCCGGTTGATAATGCTGGTCCTTTCGGAGCACCTGGACGGGCTCCATGCCGAGATGCTCAAACGGGCCAGGCAGTGTGGGGCGATCAACGACATTCGCATCATGGGCATGTGGAGTAACTACACATGAAGCGACCCCAGCAGCGTGCCAAACAGGACAGGGATGGCAAGCCGGTCTATCTCGCCGACCGGGACCAGGATCTGGTCTTCGCCCTGGAGGACTTCGACGGCACCACGCCCGGCACGACCGACAACTGTGTGATCGTCCATACCTGTAAACGTCAGCTCGGTGCCATTGCGGCCGAGGTCGGGCGCTCGACGTCGTATGTCGAGTTCGACAAGTTCTTCATCCGCTACAGGACGCTGGGACTGGCCAAGGTGTCCACCATCGCCTTCGACGTCGGTGCGCTGCTCGAGCGAACAGGCGGCAGGGTCACACTCGGCCGGATTCCGGCCAGTGGTCGCAAACCCCGGGTGGCCGGTGTCGTCGGTGGTTCGGGCAAGGGCAACCCGTCCAAAGCGCAGATCGACAATCCATTACTTCGCCCTCGCATTTCGTGACATTTCAGTCCGCCGAGAACGCTCACTATGACAAGTAGCGATCCGTACGCCTCATCGTTGTATCGATCCAACCGCCGGCTGGTGCTCGAACGTGACGGCTACCGATGCCAGATCAGGGCGCCGGGCTGTACCACCATTGCCACCACGGCCGACCACGTGCGGCCACTGGCCGCCGGTGGCAGCCATGACCTGGCCAACCTGCGCGCTGCCTGCCGGCACTGCAACTCGATCGGCGGGGCGATCATCGTGAACCGGATGAAGGCAGCCCGACGAGCCGGCCGGGCCTCTCGCCGGTGGTGAGCCGACCCGGGGGCCTGTTTCCTGAGCCGGCGGCTCGCCTCATCACGAACGCAGTCGTTTTTACGACGAAAAACGAGGGGGGGACGGTAACCAGGGACAAAACTGGGAGGCGATGAGCGGACGGGGTCGGAACGCGGCGGCATTCGAGCGAACGGTGGCGGCGCTCAGAAACGTGGGCCGGATCGAGCCGGCCGACGCCGCTTTGGTCGCGGTCGGCCGCACGCTGGCGGCCAAGCTGGACAACCCCGACGAGACGGTGACCCAGATCGCCTACGGCTACCTGTCCGTGCTCCGCCAGCTGCGCCCGGAGGTGGTGACTGAAACCCGCGACGACGACCTCTCCGCCTTCCTTGCAGTCCTGTCGACCCAGATGGGCGACGCCACGGAGTCCTGAGCGGGCCACCACCGGCCGGCGCCTGGCCGGGCTGGCCGCGGTGATCGGCCAGCCGTTCATGCCCTGGCAGGCCCAGGTGGCCAACGTGGCCGGCGAGCTGCTCGCCGACGGCCGCCCGGCTTACCGGGAGGTCAGGGTGACCGTGCCCCGCCAATCTGGCAAGACCACCCTCATCCTGGTGATCGAGGTCGACCGCTCGCTCAACTGGGGCCAGAACCAGCGCTCGCTGTATGCCGCCCAGGACCGCAACAACTCGAGGGCCAAGTGGGAGGAGCAGATCGACCTGTTGCGACAGACGCCGCTCGGCCGGCTGCTCGCCGTCCGCCGCCAGGCCGGGGCCGAGCGGATGCTGTGGAAGGGCACCGGCTCGACGGTGGGTATCACGGCCTCGGGCGAGGCGTCGGGCCACGGCCAGACGCTCGACCTGGCCGTGATCGACGAGGCCTTCGCCCAGCGCGACGAGCGGCTGATGCAGGCCTTCCGGCCGGCCCAGGTGACCCGGCCGAACGCCCAGATCTGGGTGGTGTCGACCATGGGCGGCGAGGAGTCGCTGTTCCTGCACGACCGGGTCGACGACGGCCGGGCCCGGGTCGAGGCGGGCGAGCGCCAGGGCGTGTGCTACTTCGAGTGGTCGGCCGGTGACGACGACGACCCCGACGATCCCGCCACCTGGTGGGGTTGCATGCCCGCCCTCGGCCGGACGGTGACCGAGGAGGTCATCAAGGCCGACCACGACGCCATGGAGCCCTCGGAGTTCTCCCGGGCCTACCTGAACCGCCGGGCGTCCCACGGCCGGCCGGTCATCGACGCCCTGACCTGGGCCGGCTGCCGGGAGCCGCACAGCCAGATCCGGGGCCTGCCCTGCTTCGCCCTGGACGTGACCCCGGACCGCTCGGCCGCGGCCATCGCCGTCAGTGGCTGGCGCGATGATCGCCGCCGGCACATCGAGGTGGTCGACCACCGTCCCTCCACCGAGTGGGTGGTCGACCGCCTCCGTGAGCTCGAGCGGCGCTGGCACCCCCTGCCGGTGGTCCTCGACCCGGCCAGCCCGGCCGGCTCCCTGCTGCTCGAGCTGGCCGCGGCCGGGGTGGCCACCACCGTGGTCAACACCCGGGAGTACGGCCAGGCCTGCGGGGCCTTCTTCGACGCCGTGGTGGCGGGGGCGGTGGCCCACCTCGACCAGCCGGTGCTCAATACCGCCGTGGCCGCGGCCCGCAAGCGGGTGTTAGGGGATTCGTATGCGTGGGCTAGGAAAACTGGCGGCGATATCAGTCCGCTCGTTGCCGTAACTCTCGCTGCCTGGGGGCTACAAAAAGCTGGGCAAGGCAGCCCTCAGATCCTGTAACGCAGTGGCTGTACCAAGCGTTAGACGTGGCGATGGCGGACAAAGACGTTGCGAAGGCCAGGGAAGCATCACGGCGATGGAAGAGGGCCAATCCTGAGAAGGTTCGGGCGCAGAAGCAACGCTGGGAAGCCAGTAATCCTGAGAAGGTTCGGGCGCAGAAGCGACGCTCTAGAGCAAAGAATCCTCCGACCGAAGAGTCGCCTTTGAAGCCTGGACTACCGTCGAGATCCTTGAGCGGGACGGCTGGGAATGCCAGATTGATGATTGTCGCTGTCCGGGCGGTCGTGTTATTGATCCCTCGGCCCAGCCGCACTCGTTATGGGAAGGAGTAGCGGACCATATCCAGCCGGTCTCCAAAGGCGGCGAGGACACAGCGGCCAATCTTCAAGCCGCTCACCGGTCATGTAACTGTGCCAAGGGCACCCGGTGGCAGGACGGATAACGGCAGATCCCCGGGTCCTTTGATTAGTTTGGCAAACTACTGGCCGGTGGCAGTCCAGCTGCTGGGCGTGGCCCTGATGGCGTTCGGCTTCGGCCTCTTGGCCGTGTGGGCCGGGCTGTTCGTGGGCGGCCTCGGCCTGGTCGGCTTCGGCCTGGCCGCCGAGGTGGGTCGCCACTAGTGCCGGCCGGGGACATCTCCTTCGACCGCTTCGGAGTCATGGAGGACGCGGCCGGCGGGGCTCACCCGGCCTTCCACGACGGCGTCCGCTGGAACCCGCTCGGCTCCATCGACCTGGCCAGCGTCCAGATCACGGCCGACGTGGCCGTGGCCGCCGGCGCCACCCAGCCGGTCATCTCCCTCGACGTCAACTTCGCCGGCGTGGGCACGGTGGCCGAGGTGACCCTCAGCCTGCCCGAGGTCGAGTTCACCAACAGCCCGGGCGGGGAGTGCAGGTTCGCCGTCACCCTGGCCGCCACGCCCTACGTGCTCGGCCACATGAACGTGAAGGGCCCCTTCGCCTGGCCGGCCCGCCTGGTCCGCCAGGTGCCCATCCCGGGGGCCGGGACCTTCACCTTCGCCGTCAGCTGCACCTCGGTCAGCCAGCCGGTGGTGGTCCACGCCGACACCGGGGCGGCCTACGGCCCGGCCACCCTCAACGTGGCCGTGGTGGCGTAGTGGGCCTGGCCAACCTGCTGGTGCGGTCGTCGCCCAACTTCGGCTCCGTCGCCCCGAACGTGCCCTCGGCCCCGCCGTCGACCTTCATGTCCGGCCCGGAGCAGACCTGGCCGCCCTCGCACGTGCTGACGCCGCCGTCGGAGGCCCAGGCCCTCGGCGTGCCCGCCTTCTGGAAGGCGCATTCCTACGTGTGCGGCACCGTGGGCATGCTGCCGGTCACCGTCTACCGGGGGACCGACGCCTTAGACCCCCAGCCGGCCGTCATGCGCCAGCCCGACCCCAACCAGACCCCGATGGCCTTCTGGGCCGGGGTGGTGTCCTCGCTGGCCCTGTACGGCAACTCCATCAACCTGGTCACCAGCCGGGACCGCTACGGCTTCCCGCTCACGCTGAAGCCGGTCCACCCCACCCTGGTCGCGGTCCGCTTCATGGGGAACCCGATGACGCCCTCGATTTCCAATTTTTACGTGGCCGGCAAGATGTACGACCCGGGCGACGTCTGGCACGTCAAGTCCTACAACGCCCGGGTCGGCTGGCCGCTCGGCCGGGGCCTGATCGACACCGACTCCGACGCCATCGCCATGCAGCTGGCCCTGCAGTCCTACGCCGCCGGCTACTTCAACGGCGGCGGCATCCCGACCGGGATCTTGAAGGTCCACCGGCCCGAGATCACCCAGGCCCAGGCCGACAGCGCCAAGGCGGCCTGGATCAACAACTACTCCGGCGCCCCGACGGTGGCGGTGCTGAACGAGCTGGTCGACTACGCCCCGGTCGCCTTCAAGCCGGTCGACAGCCAGATGGTCGAGAGCCGCCAGTTCGGGCTGATCGAGGTGGCCGACATGTGGAACCTGCCGCCGTCCAAGCTGGGCGCGGCCATCACCAATCCTTATAAAAACGCCCAGGCTGAGGAAGTCCAGGCCCGGAATGACGGCGTCGCCCCGTGGACCGTGCTGCTCGAGGAGGCGATATCGATCGACTTGCTGCCCCGGGGCCAGAACGCGGTCTGGGACCTGGCCGCGGCGCTGCGGACCGACACGCTCAGCGAGTACCAGGCCTACCAGGCGGCCCTCGGCGGCCCGGGGCCGCAGTCGTCCTGGTTGCTCGTCGACGAGGTCAGGGCCCGCAACAACCTGGACCCCATGGCCATCGTGCAGGACGAGCTGAACACCGCCATCGAGGCGGCCGGGGTCACCCCGTCCGACACCGCCACCGGCGTCCCTCCGGTTCCGCCGGTGGCGGGCGGGCCGGAGTTCTCCAACACCTTCCCGGCCGGCGGGCCGGAGACGTCCAACAAGGGCACCCCGGGCATGAACCCGGCCATGGCCGCCGGGGCGGCCGGGGTGCCGAAGGGAGCGGGGCCATGACCAGCTACCGGGCCGCCAACGAGCAGATGGGCATGGCCTATCGCGACGTGTGGACCACCGCCTACGTGAACGACCTGCCCGACAGCTCGTTTCTCTACATCGCCCCGGGCGGGACCAAGACGGCTGGCAAGACCGACGGGGCCCACCGCTACTTCCCGGTCAAGGACGCCAGTGGCAAGGTCGACCTGCCGCACCTGAAGAACGCCCTGGCCCGCATCCCCCAGGCCTCCTCCATCCCGGCCGCGGCCCGCATGGAGGCCATGACCAAGGCCAAGGGAATGGCCAAGGGGACCTCGATCGGCGGCCCGCCCGGGACGTACGAGGGCTCGGCCGGCAGCGGGAGAGCCAACGACGACGAATCCATCTTCGACCAGATGCCCATGGCCCCGCTGTTGAAGAAGAAGAACGCCGGGGCGGCCATGGCCCAGATGATGGGGATCAACAGCACCCCGCCGCCCACCGTGGAGGTCCGCTCGTTCGAGGCGGTGCTCGAGCTGCGGGCCGACGGCGAGGGCCGCACGCTCGTCGGCCGGGCCGTGCCCTACGGCGAGGTGGCCGACATCCCCGAGGGCCGGGAGCGGTTCCTGTACGGCGCCTTCGCCCGCCAGCTGGCGGCCGGGCCCGACATCCTGCAACGGGTCAAGCTGTTCGACTCCCACCAGGCCCGCGGTGGCCAGCCGGTGGGCCGCACTGCGGCCCTCTCCGAGCGTTCTGACGGCCTGTACGGCGACTGGCCGCTGTACGCCACCTCGAAGGGCAACGACGCCTTAGAACTGATCAGGACGGGCGAGGTGACCGGCCTGTCCATCGGCTTCAAGGCGCTGTCGACCCGCCGGGCCCAGGACGGCACGCTGGAGCGGACCGCGGCCCATCTCGACCACGTGGCCCTCACCCACGAGCCGGTCTACAACGGGGCCGCCGTCATGACGGTGCGTTCCCAGGCCCGGCCGCTCTCGTCCTACCGGACCGAGCAGCAGCGCCATCACGTCCTGATCGAGCGGCTGCGCATTACCATTCCCCTCACTCGCTGAACCATCCCGAGCTGAACCGGCCCGGCCAGGCTGAACCGGCCAGTGGTGAACCGGCGCGTGGGCTTGTTTCCCGCGCCGCGCCCGGGCGCTCGATCCCTCAAAGGAGGGACTGCGATGGCTTCCCGCTTCATGGACCGCCTGGCGGTCGACTACCGCAACCTGTCCGAGCAGTACGACGGCATCTTGAACCGGTGCAACGAGGACAACCGCGACCCGACCGACGACGAGGCCGCCATCCTGGACGGGCTGCGCTCGGAGATGACCCCGCTCGGCGACCGGCTGATCGAGCTGCGGGAGACCGACGAGCGCCGCTGGGCCGCCGTCCGGGCCATGAGTGACGCCCCGCCCGCCCCCGAGACCAAGAACCTGCCGGTGGTGGCGGTCAGAAGCGAGGCCGAGCTCTACCACCCGGCCGACGCCAGTGGCGGGCCCCGGCTGTCCTTCTTCCGTGACCTGATGTACGCCCAGGTCGACCAGGACGTCGAGGCCCGCTCGCGCATCGAGCGCCACAACCTGCAGATGCGGGCGGCCGGCACCACCACCACCGGGGCCGGCGTCATCCCGCCCACCTGGTTGTTCAACGAGTTCGCCATGCTCCAGCACGGGGCCCGGCCGTGGGCCGACACCCTGCGCCGGGTCGGGATCGACTCGGCCAACCCGGTCAACATCGGAAAGCAGGTCACCCCGGGCGCCGCCCCGGCCGCCCAGGCGTCGGAGAACGCCGCCCCGGCCGACGGCAGCTTCAACGCCAACGTGATCACCACCAACCCGGTGACCTACACCGGCAAGGTCGACGTGTCCCGCCAGCTGGTCGACGGGTCCAACCCGGCGGTCGACGGGATCATCTATGCGGACATCATGGGGGCCTACAACGAGCTGATCGAGAGCGCGGTGGTGAGCGCCTTCGAGGCCCTCAGCGCCCCCTCGGGCCTGGCCGGGGTCATCACCTACCCGGGCACCGCCCCGGTCTACACCAACCTGCCCGACGCCTTCATCGACGGCTCGGCCAGCATCATCAAGCGGCGCAAGATGCCGCCCCGGGTGGTCTTGCTCTCCACCGGCGCCTGGGCCTTTCTGGCCAAGCAGAAGGACCAGCAGGGCCGGCCGCTGGTCACCACCGGCTACCACGGGCCCGTGAACGCCTACGGCCTCGGCGAGGCGACCCAGTACGGGACCATCGCGGGCGAGGTCGTCGGGCTGAACTGCATCCCGTCCTGGGCCGGGGTCGACAACCACATCTACATCGTGAAGGTCGACGACCTGCTGCTGCTGGAGAGCTCGACCTTCAACTTCAGATACGAAGAGGTGCTCGGGCCGAGCTCGATCCGCCTCGGCGTGTGGGGCTACGCCGCCCCGGTGCTCGGCCGCTACCCGTCGGCCATTCTCCGCATCGACGCCGGCACCACCATCCCGGCCCCGGTCGTGGCCGAGGAGGAGGAGCCGGCGGCCGAGGGCGAGATCCCGGCCGAGACGGCCGGAGGCCCGGGCACGCCCCGGTCGAGGAAGTAACGGACCGGGCGATGGCGACCGGCTGGCCGCAACTGGCCGACGTGAAGGCCTACCTGCGGCTCGGGACCGACACCACCGACGACCCGGTGGTGACCCAGTTCCTGGCCGCCGCCATCGCCTGGGTCACGCACCGGGCCGACCCGCTCTACACCACCGTGGGCGGGTCGGCCTTCCTGCCCGACCCCCTCTTCACCGTCGCCGTCATGGAGGCCGGCCGGCTGTACCGGAGGCGGGACTCGGTCGACGGCACCGTGGGCTGGGGCGACCTAGGCGTGATCCGGGTCGGGCCGAAGGACCCCGACATCGAGAGCCAGCTGGCCCCCTACCTGGCCGTGGTGTTCGCATGACCCAGGTCCTCTCGGCCCTGCCGGCCGCCGTCAACCTGCTGCTCTACAAGGGCGACGACTTCACCATGACCCTCACCGTGACCAATCCCGACGGCTCGGCGGCCAGCCTGACCGGGGCGACGTTCAAGGCCCAGATCCGCACCGCCCCGGGGGCGGCGACGCTGCTGGCCAGCTTCACCACCTCGGTGGCCACCAACGTGGTCACCCTCACGCTGCCGAACGCCAGCTCGGCCACCCTGCCGGCCGCCTGTGCCTGGGACTGCCAGATGACGGCGACGGCCGGGACCATCACCACCCTGGCCGCCGGGACGGTCAGCGTGTCCGGGGACGTGAGCGTATGAGCAACGCCGAGGCCGGGGGCTCCGGCCAGCCCCACGCCACCGTGGCCACGCCGGGCCAGCCGGGCGTCACCGTCGGCCAGAGCACCCACGGCGCCACCGCCGGCCTGCCGGCCACCGCCGGGGTGGCCGTGGCCGCCCCCGGGGTGCCGAACGTGGCCGTCTATCCCGGGGGTGCCACCTCCGGGCCACCGGGGCCACCAGGGCCTGCCGGGCCACCAGGGCCTGCCGGTCCGGGGGTGCCCACCGGCGGGACGACCGGCCAGGTGCTCGAGAAGAACAGCGCCACCGATTACGACACCTCCTGGCAGACCGTCTCGGCCGGTGGCGGTGGGCCACCGCCGGCCACCACCGTGGCCGGACCGCCCGCCTTCGGTGCTGCCTCGGTGGTGGGGACGGGCACCAACTACGCCCGCAACGACCACGTCCACGGCCTGCCGGCCAACCCGGTGCCCGCCTTCGGCGCGGCCGTGGTGGCCGAGACCTCCTTCGGCCTGGCCAGCGCCATCGGC